CGGTGAAGCAAGATGGTGATGCGTTGTATTATGCTAGTGAGGAATTGCGTGGTGATCGTGAGGTGGTATTAGCAGCGGTGAAACAAGATGGTGATGCGTTGTATTATGCTAGTGAGGAATTGCGTGGTGATCGTGAGGTGGTATTAGCAGCGGTGAAACAAGATGGGTATGCGTTGGAGTATGCTAGTGAAGAGTTGCGTGGTGATCGTGAGGTGGTATTAGCAGCGGCGAAACAGTGTGGGTATGCGTTGCGATATGCGAGTGATGAGTTGCGTGGTGATCGTGAAGTGGTTATGGCAGCGGTGAAACAGAATGGGCAAGCATTGAAGTATGCTAGTGAGGAATTGCGTGGTGATCGTGATTTTATTATGGAATTGATTAAGCAGGGGGCTTGGGGTGCGTTCAAGTATGCGAGTGAGGAATTGAGGAATGATCGTGAGGTAGTGCTGGAAGCGGTGAAACAGGGGGCGGGTGCGGAAGAGTTTGCTAGTATAGAATTGAGGTGTGAAATGGCAGAGTGTTGGGCTAAGTGTATGGATTGCGAGGTAAAAAAATGATTAATAGAAACAGTACAAAGGAAGAAGTTTTGGCAGCAGTAAAGCGGGATGGGTGGGATTTGCGTCTTGCAAGTTGGGAATTGCGTAATGATCGTGATGTAGTCATGGCAGCGGTTAGGCAAGATGGGGAATCGTTGTATTGGGCGAGTGATGAGTTGAGGGCTGATCGTGATTTTGTGCTGGAAGTTATGAAGAAGGATGGGCGTGCGTTGATGTACGCAAGTGCAGAATTGCGTAATGATCGGGAGGTCGTTATTGCAGCAGCTATGAATTATGCCCCTTCTTTGCAATATGTTCACGAAAGTTTGAGGTATGACAAAGAAATTATTGATTATGCGATCGGGCTAAAAAATGAGTAATAGTGATTTTTTAGCAATATACGCTAACATTGGAATGGATGAAAATTTATTAACAGATGATATGCCTGTATCTCTTTGGATTATGCAAAGCAAAATTGCCAAGCTAATGGTAATTTGTCAAGGTATTTTTTATGCAAGGCATGGGAAGAAGCTATTTGATGATAAGTTTTTAATTGATAAGAGAAACAAAAAAGAAATAGACAGACTTTATTTTGAATTTATTAAAAACCATAAGGGTGAGATTAAAGAGCGTTCATTTGACCATTTTGATTGTGATGTTGATGCGTTTTTGTCTAGGTTGGTTAAAAACTACCGAGATGTTCCAATTAATAATCTGGATATTGAATTGCGTAGGGTTTACGATTTTGAGTATTTAAACAAAAAAGAAAAACAAGCATTGCAATTTGAAATTGATAATAATATATTTACATACATTGACATTATCCCTGTTGTTTTCCAGTTGAGGTATAAGCGTATTGAATACCGAACGGCTGTTAATAATATATTTTGGAGGTAAAAAAAATAAATCAGGATAGATTAATAAAAACGATTGATACAAGCAAAGCCCCATGGTGCCGAAAAACAAAAGCAGAAGCGTTGGCAGCGGTTAGGCAGTATGGGTGGGAGTTGCAGTTTGCTAGTGAGGAATTACGCAATGACAAAGAAGTTGTGCTGGAAGCGATGGGGCAAAATTACCATGCTTTTGAACATGCGAGTGAGGAATTACGCAATGACAAGGAAGTTGTGCTGAAAGTGGTGATGCAGGAGGGGCATATGTTGAAGTATGCGAGTGATGAGTTACGTAATGACCTTGAGGTGGTGAGGGAAGCGGTAAAGCGTAGGCGGTCTTCGTTGTATTATGCGAGTGATGACATAATTAATTCTATATTAGATTTTTAGGAGGTAAAAAATGATTGATAAGATTAGTACAAAAGCAGAAGTGATTGAAGAGGTAGAGGGGAATGGGTATGCGTTGCAGTATGCTAGTCCTGATTTGCGTGGCGATAAAGACGTGGTGCTGGCTGCGATTAGTCAAGATGCTGGTGCGTTGCAGTTTGCTAGTGATAAATTGAAGGGGGATCGAGATGTGGTGATGGCAGCGGTGAAGCAGGACGGGTATGGGTTGCAGTTTGCAAGCGATGAATTGAGGTTTGAAATGTTAGAGTGTTGGGCAAATGCGATTGAACAAGGTTTAGTTAATTAAATGGCTAAGATTCAGGCTTGTAAGCAATATGAAGAAATAGGGGCGAACTATAAAAACTATAGGACGCTGTTGTTTCAGGGTGGCACACGTTCTGGAAAAACCTATTCAATCATGATGTGGTTGATTGTGTATGCATTGCAAAATGAAAATGTTATTGTCAACGTCTTTAGGAAAACACGGTCATCCATAGATTCTAGTATCCTAAAAGATTTTAAAAGCATTATGAATGACTTAAATATATATGATCCGGCATTTTACAATAAGGCCACAATGAAGTATACGTTTCATAATAATTCATCAATTACATTTATGGGGTGTGATGACCCAGAAAAGATCAAGGGGGTAAAGTCAGATATAGCCTATTTAAACGAGGTTTCATCGTTTCATAGAGAGGACTACCGCCAAATATCCCTGCGTGTAACTGTCTGTACAATTATGGACTATAACCCAAATATGCCAACGTATCATTTTGTTTTTAAAGAGGTTATACCACAGGCAGACTCTATACTATTTAAGTCAACGTATAAAGACAATCCTTTTTTAAACGAAAGGCAGATTAAAGAGATTGAGCGATATAAATACACAGATGAAAATTACTGGCGTATTTATGGGCTAGGTGAACAAGGGCTATCAGAAGAAACAATATTCCCGAATTTTGAACTTACCAGCGATTATGACAAGATTACATCAACTGAGTATTTTGGCATGGACTTTGGATATAACCACCCTACCACCCTTGCTGGTGTAAAGGTGGTTGATAAAGAGCATAAAGAGCTATATATTAAACAGTATTTATACAAAACAGGCTTAACAGTTACTGATATGCACCATGAATTATTAGAATTAAATAAACTACCTGATGGCGTAATGGTAGACGGATCATCACGAGTTGATATGAGTTTTAATAACTTGATTACAGCAGACTCAGAAAGCCCAGAAAACATCGAGGAGTTAGTACGGCACGGGTGGAATATGGAGGGGGCTAAAAAGGGGGCAGGGTCTAGACGTGCAGGTATATTAAAAATAAAGGAGCATAGAATTTTCTTAGATAAACAATCAGCAGATTTAATCGAGGAATTTTCAATGTATAAATGGCAGAAACATCGTAATGGTGTTGACATCCTAGAAAAACCAGAAGACGGTAAAGACCACCTTATTGACGCTGTAAGATACGCTTTAGAGAATATTGGCAATGAAGTCCCATATTATTTTGGAATAGTTTAACTATTTTAAAAAATCACCTTAGAAAAAAATCACCTTAGAAAAAAGTTGCCTTAGAAAAAAATCGCCTTAGAAAAAAAATGCCATAAGGGGGAAGGGGTCAATTCTCTGGTCAAGGATGCAAAAAAACAGCGTAAACACAAAAAAATCAAGTTTTGTAAATATCGAAAAAATTGGGTGTATATGTTGTTGACAGCGTCTAAATTATGGTTTATTATGGATTTAGTTTGATTGTATTGGTTTGAAAAAAGGAGTATAAAAAAAATGACTGCACAAACAAAAAGCGAATTATCAGAATATGATATTCAAGCCCGAAATTTTTTAGAAGGAACTAAAACCGATATTCAAATTGAGTATCATGATTATAATTACCATTTTGAAGGTGACAAAGATAAAAGGGATATTTACAGCGTGGTTTTAAAACGTGGCAATCGTGAATATGCTTTCAAATTCGGGCAATCATTGGCCGAGAGTGGGTACTTTTTAAAGCGTAAGCATGACGACAAAGACCCTGAACGGCAGGTACTTGAAGGGAACAAGTACTTTTTTGTAACCGATGACAGAAAAATCGGCGAAGCTCATGGTATAAAGGCAGCTTGCTTTAGCAAGGGTGTAAAGGTTGCCGGTTTTGATAAGTGGGTGTGCAGAACAAGAGCCGGCCGTGATCATTGGCTATATTGTGGATTTGGTAAGGGTTGGGATTCTTACAAAAAACAACCGAGCGAATACAGAATTTTGGCTCGTTTGGTACCGCATGATCCTGGTACGTTTGAGGAGTTTTGTTGGGATTATGGGTATAGCGAGGATTCGATCAAAGCTTTAAAGGTTTATAACACGGTTTCCGACGAGTTTAAAAGCTTGTGTACTCTATATACCGACGCTGAGCTGTCCATGCTTGGTGAGATTTTGTAAATAATAGGGGGGTATAAAAAATGGCATACATATCACAATGGACAAAAAAAGCAATATTAGATTCTGTAAAAAAGCTAGTGAAGCAGCATGATGCGACTATTAAGGTTACAGCATCCGTTCGAGATTGTTGCAAGTTAAGGGTACGTTTAAAAAGTGATCGGTTGGTGAGCGAGCAACAAGCCTATGATGAGGCAGCGCAAGCCAATCGCAATCGGTATTGGGAGCCAAAGCATGATCAATTGTTATACTTCCCGGACACACTAAACCCCGAAACGCTAGAATTATACAAACAGATCAACAATGCGATCCATACTGTTGGCGGGTATTACAACAATTCGGATGCCATGACAGATTATTTTGACACGGCATTCTATTATGATTGTGTGGTTGCATAACTAAATTGGAGGCATAAACAAATGATAAAAAAGAAAAGTAAAAAACAAAAAGCAATCGAGAACGAACGAACGCCCGACGTTCTAAAAACTCAAATTGAAGATCTATTCCTCAATGCGTTTCAAATGGGGTTTGATTTTGACCGAGATATCCAACAATGCCGGCTTAGTTTAAAAGATTTATTTCAAAAGTTTTGCCTTAGCGAATTTGACAGCGAGCAACACAATAGAGCCATTATATCCGGCCGTGCAAGATACAACGCAGGCATGCCACCCTTGGGCAACCAAGCATTATTTAAACTTGAATTTGAGAGAGAGATACTTAAACGAGGCGAATTAAACGGCATACATTATAAAGCTGTCCAACTTGATTGTGTGAGGACAAGCAACGGAACCGGCAAGCCGTGCGATATGTACTTTATTTTTCTTTATAACCAATACGGCCGGCCAATTAATAACGGCTGTTGGCTAGTCAAAGACTACCCACAAAACAGCGACTTTTACCATAGGTACGATAGGGAAAAACGCTTGACATCAGCGAGACGTTTTAAGTGTGACAAATGAAGCAAGCAATCAACCTAATATCAAACACAACAAAGCTATTGGTATCCCTTGCATGGTACATAACCAAAGCCATGATTATGGCTATATGGTGGGCATGTACGTCTATACTGCCCATAACTATACTGTTTTTTGAATTCGCCAGAATGTTTAAAGGTGACGTAACCAGAATGGACTAAACCTAAACACAAACAATGAGGGGAACACAAGGGGGGAACACAAGGGCATTATAAGGGGGTAAAACAATACAATTATTGACGTGCTTTTTACCCCTTTTTTAACAATGGATAATATGGCATAGATATGCACCTCTCAGCCATAATGTTTGTTGTCTAGGTGTGAAATGGTTATGGATAGGGATAAATAAGGGGAGAATATACAGTGTCGCACATACACCATTCCAACTCCCCAAAACGTCCCAATCTCAGCCAACTAACACCCTTACAAACGATTGCTTACCTGCCAGAACAACACCTACCCACTACTACACCTATACGTAAGCTATATATTGTTAATAATAATCTTTACATTATCAATGCTGACGTAGGGTGACGTAGCCCCCAGGGTGAAAATTCACTAGGGTTACTTGATATTTGGGATTTATAGTACACCATTTAGATTTTACCCAATTTTAGTTTTTCCCTATTTAGATTTTAGTCAATTTCAACTTTCCCCTATTTAGGTTAATAGTGGATTGGTGGTGTGTTTATAGGTTTGGTGGTATGCTTTAATTTTCGTTGTAGTTAGTGTGTTTTTTTATAAAAAGTAGGCCAGAAATAGGCTTGTAGATATTGACTAATAGTGATATAATATATAACTAATAAGGAAGCTAGCTTACTTATTAGTTATATATTATATCAGTATGTACTAATATCTGTTCCTTCAATTTTTCCCATATATAGTTAAAAATATGCTGATATTGACCATATTGCTGACTTTAGCGAAATGATATCGACCATATTCCTGATGTCGGCAAAATGGTAAGGATAGCCCCCCCATGTCTTTTAAAACTGATATATAGAACGCTTGTAATATCTGGATTCTAAAAATACAAAATACAAGATATAGAAGTATATATTGTTATTGACAATAATTGATTATTGGTGTAATATGTATGTATAGTTTGATTGTTTTGAAAAAAGGAGTAAAAGATGAGTGAAAATGCGTTTACCATTGTAAGAAAGCCAAGTAGTTGTCGATTTGAGTCTTCTGAAAAAGACGGAAGAAACATTATTAGAACGCTATTCGGTCTATTGTGTACTGTGTGGGGATTCCCTGAGCGTGAAGATATATTTGAAACAAAGGTTTCATTCGACCGAATTGCAAATTGTCAGAATGTATGTGTTGTTGGTGAATCAGTCGTTTTTTTGGAAAACGTGCCGGAAGACGTATTAAGATTTAATATGACCAGCGAAATTCGCCGTAAATTTGGGCAAGGGCTTCAAGTGAGGCATTTGTCGATTGAGAAAAATGAAGAGGCACGGGGGAGTACATGGTTCAAAGGACTTTATATAATCGAATTAAATCAAAAAGTTTGGGCTTATAAAATTAAAGAGGAGGCTTTAAATTATTTAAATTATTAAATTAAAAATATAGAATATAGAAGTGTATATTGTTATTGACAAAGTAAAATTAATAGTGTAGTATGTATGAATGGGTATACAAGAGCGAGTTGAAGAAATTACGGATGTATTCCCAGTTTCTATTGAGGCATTAGTTCGTTTGTTTGATATAGAATTGGATAAAAAAGCAATCTTGCCAGAAGGAATATCAGGCCAAATAGAAAGGCTTGATAATGGGAAGTATAAAATATCATGCAATAAAAGTGACCATTATTTTAGACAGCGATTTACAATGGCACATGAGTTATCACATTTTTTATTGCACAAAGAAAAAATAGGGAATGGGGTTACTGATGATGTTAAATATAGAAATACTACCACTACTTCACATGAATTTTACAATGAAAAAATACAAAGGAATGAAGAAGCAGAAGCAAATGGATTGGCTTCTGCATTTCTTATGCCCAAAAAACTTCTGCGTGATTACATAGGTGAAGATTTGGATGAAGATACATTGAAGGATTTAGCAACAAAATTTCAAGTATCTCCTCCTGCAATGAAATTGCGATTAGATATTTTGAGAAGAAATACCTAGTATTATGCAGTATGGGCTGTTTGATAGCATAGTGGTTCCGAATAAGAGTATAAGGCTTAGAGTTCCGTATATGGGGGGTAAGAGCAAGATAGCGTTACCCCTTTTAAGAGAGATGTTGAAGGTAAAGCCTAATGCTAAGTATTTTTATGATTTGTTTGGCGGTGGTGGCTCAATGTCATTTACTGCATCGGAGATAGGGCTTATAACGCATTACAATGAGTTACAGACAAGTTTAGTTGAGTTTATAGATTATATCTTTGATAGGCTTAAAAACGGATTAATAGGGCAGTACGGATTGTTCCCTGATGATATCTATGATTTCATAGATAGAGATGAGTTTATGAGGTTAAAAGATGAGGATAGTATAAAAGGGCAGTTTGCTAGAATATGCTATTCCTTTGGCAATAATCAAAGAGCTTACCTATTTGGGCAGAATATAGAGCGTCAAAAGCATTTAGGGCATAACATAGTGATGTTTAAATGTGAAAAATCGCTGAAACAGTTGAATGATTTGCTGGGGCTTGATATTAAAATAAGTGATTTGCCAACATGGAATGAAAGAAGGTTAGATTTTCGTAGGCAAGTTAAAGACAGGAAATATAAAGAACTGGAACGACTGGAACGACTGGAACGACTGCAACAACTGGAAACACTGGAACATCTGGAACGACTGGAGCCTGTATTTACAACATCTAATCTATCGTATAAAGATGTCAAGATTAACACCCCTATTGATGAAACTATAATTTATTTAGACCCACCCTATAGGAATACAGCAAAATACATTGAAGGTAAGGATTTTGACTATAAAGAATTAGACCAGTGGTTCTTAGATAATAAATACACTTGTTTTATGAGTGAGTATAATGCACCGCATAAAGTAATATTTGAAATAGATAAATTTAGTTTACTAAATAATTTAAAAGAAAAAAGGGTTGTAGCAAAAGAAAAACTTTTTTGGAACAATAGATAGAAATGCTAGAGATTAAATGTAAGTTTAAAGCCGGATCCTGCGCATTGCCTATGTTTGACGCTGAAGCAGAGAAAGGAAAGTATGGGAAGCTAGTTAGAATTGACTTTGGTGAATCCATATGTTTTTACAGAGTGAAACTGATCCTACCTATTTGGGATGCACCAACAGAATACGAGATATCCCATATCATGGATGAAGTGGAGTCAATATTTAACGAACGCCTGCACTATTGGCATACCAGAAAAACGCTTGACTGTCCAACTGAAGCTGAATTTAAAACCAATAACGTATACCACTTTAGCATTAGCTGAATCAAGCAATAGAGAGTATTTATTTGAATAAAAAAGCATAGCCTATATTGTTGTTGACAAAGTATAGTTAATGGTGTAATATGTATGTATAGTTTGATTGTTTAGATAGGAGATGTGTATGGATTTTGAACTGAAGTTACAATTGATTTGGGTGGGATTTGTTATAAATTTCTTTTTGTTTTATATTTCGTCTACAGGTCTTTATATTATACAAAAATCACTAAAGGCTTGGGACGATGATAATGCTGTGTCTCTATTTTTTGGCTGCGTTTTTGTTACATCTGGTTTTGTCTTACAATGGTTTGCGTTAGTGCATTTCTTAAGTGCTTTTATTAAGTAAGAGTAAAGATATGGGTATGGAAAATATGATTGTAATATTTAAACAAGTAGAACGGTTAGAGAAATAACGAAAAAGAATAAAAAATACGGGAATTTATTAATATTTAACACTGTTGTTGACAATATCAGATATGATAGTATAATTCTTATATGTGTTTAGATGTTTCTTAATAGGAGTAATATAAAAAAATGAAAGCAAATAATACAAAATCAATATTTGGCAAGGGGGTACAATAATGGGAGGTGGATTTATCTTATACAGCGGAATTACACCGCCGTCAACGCCCCCAAAATCGCCGAGGTCAGAATCAAGTGAACGGACGAGATTGGCTCCAGTATATTTAAATAATCAAGCTATCGATGTCCCAAAACGTTTACAAGCTGACGTTTGCAATGCGGCTGACAGTATTCGCAGTAACTGGCTTAATGCATTAAATCTTAAGAAGGAGTTGGTTTTAAACCCAGACATTTTAATCCCCCTTTTAAATCATGCAAAACTTTATTGGCATGATTGGCTTGACAAACAGCCGGAAGAAACTAGCGCATCAGATCGCATTGAAAACGCTTTTATAAACAATAAAAATCTGTCAAAAGAAGAAAGTGACTGTGTAAGGAAAATTATAAGCGATTATAAAAATACTGTTGAAATGGCGGTGTCGCAAAGCAATTCAAACCCAATCCCCATTTATTTTTGCTTTTTGCATTCAATTTGGGTGGTTCGTGAAGAACCTGTTAGGGTAGAATGTCAATGTCTCATAATGTAAAAAGCAAAAATAAATGGCTTTAAAGTGTTACACTGTTGTTATTAAAATATAACAGGAGTGAAAAGAATGAAAACTATCTTTTTTTGGCTTAAAGCATTGATTTTATGGTTGGTTGTTAAAGAAAATAGAAATATGGGGATTGCATACACCAAAAAAGCCCTTGTTGCGCTAGAGTTATTTTCAAAAATGACTAAAACTAATAAAGATGACGCAATGGCTGTCTATTTAGCCAAGCAAGTTGATAAGGTTGCTAAGCTGAACGGGCAAACTGATTCAAAAGCCATTAAATACGCTGCTGATGCAGTAACTTCAATTAGCAATGGGGAATTGAAGGACATTGTTGTAAAATATGAAGGCAGCAAGGTTAAAGTTGGCTTTAAAAACGTGGTTGCTGGCTATAATCCTGCGAATGGCGACATAAGCCTTGGATATAGTAAATCTTTATAGAGTAAACCGTGTCTTTTTTTACTGACCCAATTAAAAAATTAAATCCATTTAAAAAATCAGCTGCCCCTACTTCACGAACCGCCGGAAACAATGAAAGTATATTCTCTCTTCTTTTAAAAGGGGGCAGGCAGGATGGATATTCATTGTACAAAAATGTTGCCCCAATTGGTCATGCCGTTGATATGATTGCGGAAAAGGTATCGCAATTACAACCAGTTATTGTTGATCGAAATGGTGTTGTTGTAAATGAAGATAGCGATATATACGAAATATTAAGAAAACCAAACTCTGTACAACGATACGCAGAGTTTATGATGCAAATAGCAACGGATTTCTTGATATACAACAACGCCTACGTCCATTTATCAAATAATACAAACTATAAATCGAAGTACATAACACCAGTCTGTGATAGATCAGTTACAATAACAGAGACAGAGGGGATTCGGAATTACACAGTAAATAACACAGGGTTTTATTCATCAATCAATGGCATGTATTTGCAAAGACACAATGAAAACGATGGGCGAATTGTGGGGGCTAACGGATTAGGGGAATTAATTCACATAAAGGGTTATTTGGGGCAAAATGAAACAAAAGCAACGTCAAAACTATTAGCCCTAGCCCAAGATGCTCAAATTGTTGAAAAATCCCTATTACAAGTTGCTGCTTATTTGGACAGGGGGTATTCTGGCTCTGGAATATTACAAACAAACTTTAAAAACCGAGAAGAGTTTGAAATGTTTAAAAAGGATTTGGGGAATTACTATACAGGCGCACAAAATGAAGGGCGCATGATGGCTATTAACGGAACCGAGGTTGATGTTCACATGCACAATAACCGAAGCAACAAAGATATGCAAGCCAACGAGAATAAAGAACAATCTAAAATGGCAATTTATCAACGATACGATATCCCAGAGCCGTTGGTAAATTCAGGCTCGCAAACTTACAATAACTACCAAACCGCATTATATGCTTTGTACGAAAACGCAGTATTTCCAACTTTTAACGCAATTTTTGACGGCATATCCGAATCGTTTATAAGCAGAAAGCTTTTAAAAAAAGAACACCGAATTATGTGTGATGCTTCAAAAGTTTCTGCAATGAAACTAAGAGAAGCCGAGGAAGTCCGTATGCTCAAACTAGCAAACGTCCTTACTGTAAACGAAATGAGAAGTAGATTAGGGTATGAGCCATTGCCAGATCATGGGGATGAAGTGTACCGACCTATGTCAGAAATCCCAATTAGCCAAGACCCCTACCAAGACCAAGGCACAAAAAACCAATGGATAGATCAAATAAAGTCTTTAAATGGTGAATATTCGGAAAACTACCTAAACAATTTATGGAATGACTACATCGGAAAGAAATAAAAGGGCAAAGCGAAACTTAACGCTTAAACTTGCGCTAGAAAAAACATTCAGCCGTGATCTAGTATCGTATTTTAACGAGATCAAAACAGATGTGGTATCGTTTTATACTGCTACTGGGCTGTTAATTAACGCAGATGTATATCAAAAACAAACAGAAACGCTACTTGAAAAGCACTATAAGCGTGTTATACGCAATTTTATCAATGAGGGTAAGTATTCGTATAGAAAAAGTTTGGAAGCTAAAGGAATTGAGTATAAACAGGAGCAAGAAGAGGAAGACGAAAAAATAAAGGCTACGTCTGTATTAATTGCGTTGGCGTTTGTTGAAAGCATTGTGCAGCAAAGGGCATTGCAATTAATAGAAACGACCAATGATAACATTAAAGAGACTGCTGCCAAAGCAACAAAAAAGGCCAAAGAGTCTGGAACTAAGGTTCGTGATGAAATGGATAAAGGTTTGAACAGGGCTTTTAAGGCAAGGTATGCCATGATAGCATTGACAGAAACCCAGTTTATGGCTGAACGTTCTAAAAATATTGAAGCAGCGGTAATATCTAGGAATGGAAATGTTGACCCTAGCAGTATTAATGATGGCGTTGTTACTGGGAACCCTGATGTTAAGAAAGAATGGGCAGCCATCTTAGATGATCGAACACGAGGGGGGCATGCAATGGCTGATGGGCAAAAACAAAATATGAATGATCCGTATATTGTGGATGGTGAGTATTTGATGTATCCAAGCGACACAAGCATGGGGGCATCGCTTGGAAATATTATAAATTGTCGGTGTAGCAGTCTATATGGTGTATAATGGAGTGAAAATGGAAAACAAAAACTTAGAATATAAAAATCTTGCGTTTGAAATAAAAGAGTTTAACAATGATGATCCTGATTATTTTTATTTTGAAGGATATGGATCAA